TTTTGGCTATGTAGACGATCCACATAACTTTGTAGTAAAAACTGTGGGAAATATTGCTCTCCGCAATCTGTGCTCCCAGAGTAAGTGCTAGCGCCAGTTAAATCCCCTGGGTAAACAAAACCCATTGTCTCCCAAGCGGCATTACCGTTATTAGATCCAGTGTTAATAAGTAAATCAAACGCACCAGATCCGGCTATCGTCATCACGTTATTATTATTTCTATCAACAGTAACAGTATAAGTAAGCGCACCCGCATCGTTTAAAGCGGCCTCAACTGCTGCTGGAAATTGCTCTAGAGCATAATCCCCAGTGTCTATAACCGCCGTTAACTCTGGTCCACCTTCATCAAAATTAATAAATCTATTATCAGTCGTTATATTTATGCCATAATTGAATTTGGAATAACTGTAAATCATTATGCCCTCGCAGTAATTACTGCACCTTGCTCCACAATGCCCTCGTTAAGTAGCTCGACTATGCGCAAAGCTGACTCGCGATTATCTAAAACGTCACCTTGGATGTTTACGACTACTCGTTGCTGGGCCTTTTCGTCTACCACCTGAGGCTCGTTAATTCCTTGAGTAGTAGATCCACCTCCGCTTGCGCTCGTAGTAGGCACTCCACTAGATCCAGCTCCGCCTCCAGATAATGCCTTTAAAATTGTACCGGCTGCGATAAGTGCGATACCTGCGAAAATTGCAGGCCCACCAGTTAACCCTACGACAGATGCCCGAATAGCCTCCATACCAATACCGGCCAGTAAAACAGTTTCACCAATAGTAATAAGCATATCGCCAAAGATTCCACCTATGGTTTTAAGAAGTCCCTCAAAAGCGTTTTTACCTTGAGCAATATTTAAAACAACTAATTGGATAGACTTGGAAATAGAATTTCTAATTGCAGTCGATACGATATTACCAAGCTGGTTAGCCGTTAAAGCTAAAGAACTAAGCGCCGTCTCTGCTACTTTAGCAGAGTTTTTAGCATTCTCTCCCATTACATTTAACGAGCCAGACGTTGCCTCTACGTTTTCTTTTGTCTTATTTAAAAAATTATTTATCGCATCGTCACCAGCAAAAGCATTGTTAATGCTCTCGAGCGCCGAGTTTGTGCTAGCTCCCAGGTCATCAAACGATGCTTTTGCCACGTCCTTTAACCCGATAAGACCTTGAGCAAGTGCTGAATTAGGAGCGACTAGCGCCACGGCCTTACCTGCAAAGCCTGCTACATCTCCAATTACGCCTAAAATAACCTGAGAAATATCGTTTAGCACAATCTTAATCGCATTAAAAGCAATGGTAATAGGCACCACCACTGCGAAATTTATAGTCTTAGCAAAGTTAATTGCAGACAAAGTTAATGGCTTAAATATATCTGAATCACCAGCATTAAATCCTGCAAGCGTATTCTTGGCAGAAACTACCGCGTCCTTTATAGTTTTAAAAACAGCAAGCACCGCAGGACTTCTAACAACTAAATTTCCAAACTCTTCTCGTAAATCATCAAACGTATTTTTTAATTGAGTTAGCGCACCACTAAATGTTTTAACCTCATTCTCAGCAGCGCCTTTAAATCTCTTAGCAATTAAATCTACACCTTCACCGGCCTTTAACTGGTCAATGCTTAACTCTTTAAGACCTTGCACAGTTCGAGCAAGTCCTCTTGGTACAACTCCACTAAATGTAGCGCCAATCTGTTGAGCCGCTGAGTTTAAATCAATCCCTAACTGTGCTGATAAATCTACCGCTGCTCTTGTTAGCCTTTCAGCCTGCTCATTTGTGCGAGTGTAGTTTCTAGCCAAAGCTGCAAGCGATAACGCCGCATCGTCTTGAACAGTTGTGGTGTCTTGAATACTATCAGCTAATTTTACAAAACTATTTAATGCCTCTTGAGAAAACGTCCCAGCAGATGCTAACGAATTAGCCAATCTATTAATGGCGTTTTGCTGATCCTCTGCGGCCTTAATACTTTCAGTAAAGCCCTGCTTTAAAAACGAAAAGAAATTAGAAAACGCTCGCTCTAATAAAACGCCTGCTGCAAACTCAGAGGCCCTTCTAAAAAATCCACCGATATTACCAGCAGACTCCTCGGCAGCCTTCTCCATTCTGATAAAGCCCTGCTTTATCGAGCCGTCATCTAATTCAATTACTACCTGAATCTTTGAATCATCTGCCACGCTGTAGCTTCCTTGCTAAATTGGCGACCACTTCTTTATAGTCTAAAACTTTTTGTGCTATGTAATGAGTCGAGCCGTTTTTTAGGTCTCTTGTAATTTGCTCTCGAGCCTTATCGGTAAAGCTAGCAAAATTATTTTGCTGGACTCTGGCTAATCCTTCTTGGCACTCAAGCATGTAGGCAGATTTTAAAAACCTAACAAAATCAGAGTAAGGCATTTTATCTACCATTTGTGAGTCCCATCCATAAAACCTACAAACGCGAGCCTTATCTAAAAAGCTCGCATCTACTTTTTTTCGGAGATAGCTCCAAGCATAGTCTCAACTAATTTCTTCATCTTACTAACTGGCATCTTATTAGCTACCTCAGTGGGTAGCCCTAATTTATTTAAGAAATCTACAATAGACATTGTATCTGTACCGTCTTTTAAAGATGTGGCCTCAAGAACTGAAGGCTCGCGCATCTTAAAAGATGCGCCGTTATACTTAACTACAAACTCTACATCCTGACCTAGATCAATATCCATTACTTACTCCTAATTAAAAGCCAGTCTGGAATACGTCCCCGAATGCCATAGCGTTAACATTAGAGTTAGCGTTAAGATCCAAGAAACCTTTCCAGGTAACTGACAACTTTTGTGGATTCTCTCCAGAAAATGTTAGGCTATCTGGTACTGGTACGCAAAGCATAATTACAGTGTCAGTAGTATTATCTACTGCATTAACAGGACGCAAAACCAAACGAGCAGCGTCTGTTAAAATGTTTCTGCCAATTACAGCACTACCAGCTCCGAAAACTTCTGTACCGCCACCAGGTGTGTATGATCCGCCGTAGATAGAGTAAATAGTTTTAAGTTTAGATGTAGCCGTCTCAAGCATTACAGTCTTACACTCGATCTTTTCAAAGCCCTGAGACAATGAAGCGATAGGAGTAGGTCCGTACTGGTGAGCCTTTACATCCAAGTTACTTGGCGTAACAGATGGCTCAACATCGCCTTCTAAAAGTCCAAGATCAAAGTCTTTACCTTTACGGCAGATTGATAAAGCAATTCCAGAAGTAACTGAGCCAATGGTAGAAGTAGTTACTTCTCCAATATCGTCACGCTGAGTGCAAACAACCAAGCCATCGATTGATGCAGAAAATCCAGTTACCGCATCCACTGCCGATTGGAAAGCCGTAGCAATAGCAGCAGCCGAGGCAGAGGCTGCGTAGTTAACCTCGATAGCAGTTAAACCGCCGCCAGGAGCTGGATCGGTATCAGTGTTATTTTCGTCAAACCAAATATATTTTCCAGTTCCATCTGGTAAATAAATGGTTACATATTTACCGCCAAGACCAGCAGCAGTAGCGCCAGTAAAGTCCCAGCACTCATTGGCCTCAATTTGCCAAAATACATTTACAGGATTGATCTTAATATTATTACTATCACAGCTCATTTAACCCTCCGTGGATTATTAAAATTTAACAAAAAGCGTAAATCATTAGCGCACTAAATTCTAACTCGATAACCACCGTGTTATCGTTGGAGTCCGCCAGAGGACTAACAGAGATATTAACAGGACGAATATCCTTTAAACCATCTGTTTGGAGCCTCTGCGCTGGACTTAAAATATCGTCTAGTATTTCTTGACCAGCATCAAGTGATAAATCAATCGCACTTGATGGATCTCGAAAACCCTTAAACACAACCCTTACTGTAATCGGATAATCAAATATATGGTGCATCTGATTAGATGGACCTGACTTAATTGCGCCCACCTCTAAGTGGTACATTCGATCTAAAATAGTAGAGGGCATGTTTTCAACATTAAAACCATCAGTCCATTCACGATAGCCTAAACTATCCATCCTAGACCTAAAAAATGCCCTCACTCCACCTAAAGTCATTCTCGCACCAGATCCTTACTCATCACTACAATGGCCTCACCTAAATTTATCTCGCCATCGCCATCTAAATCTAGTCGTAAAATAGCCCTATCCGAAGCCTTCTTTGCAAGTGTCTCGTAGTATTTAGACTTATCAGAAAACACATCGTCTACCGCGTTATAAATGGATCTAAAAATCAAGCTTAAAGTTAAATACCTAGACCATGATCTAACCTCAGATACATCTACAACGGCCTCTTTAGTTAACTTATTTCCTTCCGTATCAGTCACACCAGACTCATCTAACCAGTCTATAATTTTCTTTTGAGCCTCACGGTGGATATTTAAATAACTATTCTTACCCTCTGGACACCACTTTAAAATATCAGGCTCAAGAGCCATAATATCCTGGTCAACGCTAAATAAATAATCATCTGCTGCCGTTAATACTTGAATTGTTTTTGTAATGGTCGAGGTTGTGCCAGCAGTAACCCTTAAAGAAATTGTCTCAGACCTACTTGGACCAGAATAACTCCAGTCCAAGTACCAGTCTTTATAGCTAGTGCCAGTCACATCTATAAATCCATAACCAGCCTCGGGCTCTATCTCGACTAAAGTAATAGCAGTAACTCCCTTAGATACAAAAGATTTAACTGCGTTAAGCCGCGTCTTATCTATCTCTTGTACAATATCCTCGGTCTCTAAAACTGGAAATATCGCCATTATTTACTCCTTAACCCCACAAAATAGCCTCTAATTCAGAAGTGCCAGTAGCAGTAATAAAATTAATCGTGACCTTATCATTAACCGTAATCGGAGGCAGAGTTGCACCTGCAGCTAAAGTAAAATATTGTGCATTGGTATCCGCATTAAAATTAATCCGTATTACGTTTGCTCCAGCATTTTTTAAAATAAAAGTAGAAAACTTTGTTGGAATAGTAATAGATTGCTTTGTAGTAGTAGCCGTAATTTTTCGAGCTGACAACTGGCCATTACCTTGTATACCAACCTGTTCTAAGGTCGGGTTAACGGCTAAAGTAGATGGAATGTTAACGCTCATGTTATGCTCACAATTCTAGCATAAGCACTCATGTACGCCGAGCCAGTCATGCCATTTTCAACAGTAATAGCTATTTTATTTGTGCCGTTTACCTCGGCTAAAGGTAAATCAAAAGAAAGTGGCGCCGCACTGTCTGACTTAATAGACCATAAAAGCTGCTGAGATCCGGTTCCGTATTTCCAATATAGCTTACAAACACAGTTGGCGTTTGTAGGAGTCGTACCTACAAAAGAAATAATTGAAACAACGCTTCCAGATGTAGGAGTAAACTCCTCGACCGTCTCTGTTGCAGCAGGTACTTGAGATGCTATTCTTAACTCAGTTTCAATTGTCGCCATTCATCTCCCCTCGCCTATTGGTAAGAAACCGTTATGTTAGTTGCAGCACCAGTAGTCATAATTCTTAAGCCTGTCGTAAACTCAACGTCATAAATTAAAGTAGGATTAGAAACGCCATTCGTAAGAGATATTGTCGCAATAATGGGCGCCGCAGATGCAGTATTATCATAAACAGTCACCGTTGCGTTTGCTACGGCATTGACAGCTATAGTATGGAGCCTACCGGCTCCAGTTTTTACCTGCACCGTCTGCGCTCCTGCAATGTTTCTATATAAATTTCTAGATACTATAGCCGTCTCGCCAAACTGATTAGTCTGAGTGTTTACTCTTTGGCCTGTAGTAACCGTTGGTAAAGTTGCGTTGTAAACACCGCTTGTTTTAACTGGATTTCCAGAATCAGCAGCAGCACTTGCTACATTTCCCACAACCTCAATTGCAGGCTCATCTGTTGCGAGAGTAACCGATAAAGATCCTGTTACTGTTTTTGCACCTATCGATGTAGGTAAAAGTGCAATTAAAGATGTAAGACGTTGAGCTATTCTTTGTAACCGTCCATTAAGACCACTTGAGGCGGTGTCAGTACCAGGAGCCGTTTCAGTAACGGCGCCAATTAAAACGCCGTTCGCAGTTTGTGTAGTCTCTAAAGCAATTCCACCAGTCGTTCCAACATTAGCAGTAACCGTACCGCTGACTGGCTGAGTTACAGCACTCCCATCAGTCTTTAAAACATTAGAGCCATTAACCTCTGGCATCCTTAAAACACCAGAGGCATCTCTGAAACCAAAAACAGTCATGCCGATTTTACCACCAGAGGCCTCACCAATTTGTGAAGCCGTTGGAGATACACCGTCACCAGATCCGTTTTCTAAAATTTCAAAAGACTCTTTACTATCAGCCATCTAAATTATGGCGCCTCTAAAACCGCTACAGTTCCGTAAAGGCTTGCAGCTTTATCTAAATTCTTAGCTCTAAATAAAATCTGCTGAGTGCCAGTAGAGCCACTTGTGAATGTTAAACAATTAATATCAAGGTGAGCAGTAAATTGACCAGGACCAGTCATAATCCAGCCAAGGATTGTTTCTGCTCCATCGTCATTCCAAACAACCTCCGCAAGTGCAGAGCGCGAACAAGCAATCTGAGCCTCAATATCAGAGATAACTTTAGACGCAGTTAAAGTAATTGTGCCTAAAGTTACATTTGAAAGTGATCCAGCGTTGGTCCCTTGAGCACTTTTACATGTACCACTCGCGCTTGCACCAGCATCTACAGCAATTTTACCAGCAGCAGTTAACTGAGGTAATACTAAATTTCCCGAGCTATCGCGAAATGTAAAACCAGTTAGGCCGACTTTGCCAGATGAGCTATCACCAGCTTGTGACTTAGTTAAAACCGCGCCTACATTACTGCCGTCCTCTAAAATTGGAAAAACCTCTCTTACATCAGCCATTGTTTACTCCTTTAAACAAAAGTTATTATCTCTAAAACATTAGACGCTACAGATGACGAGAAATATATCGTCTGAGCCGTATAAAAGTTAGTATCGTTATAAAATCCGCCAAGTGGAATACTAAAATACAAAGCGTTAACACCACTCGCATAGCCAAAATTCACTCTCGCTATTTTTCTAGACCTTAGTACAAAGCCCTTACAATTAGGCGGTAGAGCAAAACTATATTCAGTATTAGCTAATGTAGCCGTAAAATTAGAAATAGCCGGTGTCGTATTAGCCGATCCAGCTCCACCAAGTGCCGTTAAAATTGCATCTAATTTACCTTGAGAAACAGTGTCAGTAACAAAGCGATTAGTAGTCCCATCGCCTCGGTCTTGAAAGTTATTAAAGTTTCTATCCTGTATTGTTCCAGGTAAAGCCATCTATTTTGGTCCCATCATTTTTTCTATATCGATAGTAAACCATGCGTACCAATAGCCATTTACAAACTGAATATCAAAATACCCAACGAAGGCCTTAAGCCTAATGTTGTTATCGAGCATCGCCTTAATTAAACCACTCGGCGTTTTAGCTCTCACATAATGAGGAACGTCCACCAATGAAGGTGGACGTCCAAAGCCTGACATGGCCATCTATATTAGTTGTTATCCTTAACGATAAGAGCAGACTCAGCAGCGCCAACACCTTGCTGTGCGATCTGAAGCGCCTTACAACCAAAAAGGGCATCCATAACCTTAAGCGTCGCAGAACTTCCGTATTCGGGCGCTGGACGTTGGCCGATTTGTGGACCTTTTTGGAAACCAAGAGCAATTCCTTCAACATCGTACATAAAGTATTGTTGAGTACCAAGCTCAGGAGTTACCAAGATTGGAATTCCATAAACTTGAGACAAGACACCTTCTGGAATTACTGCTCGACCATAGTCTTGAGCCAAGGTGAATTTGTTAATGCCAAGAAGCTTTGCTTCTTGAGCAGGACTAACTGCCAATCGCAAATTTCTCATATTGGCTTTACGCTGCATCAATGCTTGGCGCATTTCCAAAATGATAGCATCTGTAATATCACCAGCAGTAGTAGTAGCTACACCAGCAGTTTCTAACTGAAGAATAAGCTTTTGATCCACATACACACCGTGACTGCGAGCAGCACGACGGATATATTCAGCTTCAACGTCAACAGGCGTCTGAATAGCGTCCTGAGGATCGATGATCCACCCAACTGTTGCCATAAAGTTTAGAGCTAAAGTGTCTTTAGCAAAAGTCAAAGACTGAATTGTAGCCTGAGCCGCAGACGCTCGGTCTTCAACTGTAAAGCTACCAGCCTTAGGAAATGAGATAGACTCAGCACCAGGACGGCAAAATCCTGAAACGTCGTAAACATTAGACGCCAATACTGACGCGCTAATTAATTCCTTCTGTACTAACGCTGCAATTGCTGCTTCCTTGACCGCACCTAATTCCGTTACACCTGTTACTGACATTTTATATTCCCTCCGTTGGAAATTTTAATTATCTATTTTTATTCAACCACTCAGCTATCTCAGTAGTTGTCATTTTTTTAAAATCAATTGTTTTACCGTCTACCTTTTGCCCACTTGGCATCTTGCCATTTATATTTGGCCCTGACTTATTAAACAAATATGGCTTTGTTGACTTAATACCTCCAACTATCTCAGCTAACTTTTCCTTGTCGGCCTCGAAAGTCTCGGCATCAATTTCAACATCGCTTAAGTCAGCGAGCTTCATTAACGCATCAGGATCTACGCATCCATGCTTTAGTGCCTCAGACTTCACTTGCTCACCTAAAGACTTATAGGCAAATTTTTGAAATACTGCCTTCTCGCCTTTTTTAGCATCCTCGAGCTGCTTTCTTAAGGTAGTAATCGTTTCCTCATGCTTACCTAAACGCACTTGCTCGTTTTGCTCTAGCTCGGCTAACTTATCCTTTAAGACCAACGCTTCCTTGAGTTGCTCTTTAAGGCGCTTTGCCTCGCCTAGTGTCTTTTTATAAGTGTCGTATGAGACTGAATCTTTTTTGCCACCGGCATTAGATTCTTTTTGATCCTGTGTAACGTCACTAACGTCACCAGTATCCCCACTAGGGATTTCTGCATCAACTGACATGGTAGCTCTCCTTTTATTTATTTCGCAAGTCTATTCCTAATTGCTAAGGCCCTTCTGATATATCTCAGGACTATAGTCTTGGTTCGACTCACTATTGTTTTATTATCGTTGATCGAATCATCAAAAATTACAAAGTCTTTATCCTCTAAATAACCTTTTAATTTGTCCATCTTAATTGGCTTAGTCTTGCCACCGCTACCAAGTTTGTAACCTTGATGCGTCCCAGTAACGCCAATTAATATTTTACCAACACCAGTTATCGTGTGTTTTATCGAGTCGAGTAACTGCCCTGTAATTGTTAAATTAGATCGCTCGGCCTGATAGGTGTCGTGAGTAGCGTTGTGCTTTGCTAAATATTTCCTATTTTTTATAGTCGAGTCTTTTAACTCTGGAAAATCACCTCTAGCAGAATAGGGCTTGCTAACCCTCGCCTGATACCTAACCCGATCCGATATAAACTCTCCAACTTCATCGAGCATATCTTTAGTGCCTAAAACCTCTTCTATGTCTTGGACTAATTTCTTCTCGATCTGTGTAAATATCTGTGGATTTTTAAGCCTAACTTTAAACATCCTCACCCTCGTCTGCTATAGTCTCGAGCAAGTCATTTACAACAGCATTTATTAAAGTATCACTCCCACCAGCCTCGTCACGCCTGACGGCCTCTTTAATACGAGGTGCAAACTCACGTTTAATTTCTTTTAACTCAGCAGCAGTAAAGCCAAAGAATGGTCGCTTAGGCACCGTATCTCCAGTGATGTGATTAAAGGCCTTTTCTACCTGATCCTCAGCTATCTTAAATGTAATTTTATTTCCAGAGTCCTCAAAATCAATCGATGCTAGCATATCACCAGTTAACGACATGTTAACGCTACCGCGTGATTTACCAGCAGCTTTAAACTCCACACTATCAGCATACCGCTTAGAGTACGGAGCCTTTAACTTAACCCCACCTATGCCTTGCCCACCCTCTACTCGAGTCAACATCTTATCCAAAAGCACCTGGCCAATGGCTTTTTTTAAACCATCGGCCTCACTTAAATCGACTCCAAATATTTCTTTTAAGTCTATCTCTTGCTCTATAGCTTTAAGAGATACCTTCGGTTTCTTCATTATTTAACTCTTGGCAGGCTCTCTACTGGCTTTGCTGATAACTCACCAGCTAACATTGATGCTGCCGTAGCATTATCTAAATTAAATGCTACCGCAATAATATTAACCGCAGCCTCTTTTGGAATATTGCCAGCACCAACTTGAGAGGCTAACGAAACTATACTTTCAATTTGAGCGCCATTAAACGTCTCTTTTCTAACATCAGTCACGGCATTGCCTCCAGCATTTGTAGAACCTGTTGATTCCTCTCCTGCATTAATATCATTAACCGCAGATACAAGGTCCTTAGATGGTTCTGATATTTTCTCTAGCTCTTCATCAGCCCTAACTTTATCGTAACCAAACATTCGCATCAATGCGTCTTGCTTAGAAATTAAACCAGCGTCTAACAGCTTAATAGTTGAGTCCTCTTTTTCACTCTGTGTTTGTACAGAAGTTGGCTCGTCGTACTTAATTTCCATAGATACTTTATCGCTAATCTGCACTCCCTTAAGCTCAGGCACTAGCTCGCCTTCACCACTTACTGGTTGCATTACATTATTCCAATCACACATTAGTTGAAATAACTGTGACTCTACATTGCGAAACAGATCCATATCCTGCTTAGACGCTTGAAACTTATCTAAGTTAGCCAGCAAGTGATCCACGCCACTACTAAACGCCTTAGCCTGATCTTTGCCGCTAACAACGCTAGCGTCTAATCCTTGGCTACTTAAAAACATTTTTAGTTGAGTGTTGATAATCTCAAGGCCACCATTTAAATCAGGGCTTGGACTCTCAAATACAAAGGTAGGTCTAGCGTCTGGCGTATTAGGATCTAACTTAAGCCACAAAACTTTTGTCGGGCCAACTCTGACATCTTTAGGTTCCTCAACACTTGATATAACTGCCTGTGCGTATGATTGAAGCCTTGATACGTTCGCAAGATCGCTAAGCTGACTTAGTAAATCGATAACAAACTCAGCGGCCTGATTGCCTCTTGATACAAAAAACTGAAAGTCCTTCTCTACAGAAATATCAATAAACGGTAACTTACCAATAGGATTGGGCACCACCTCGCCTATAATACTGCCAAAGCCATCCATCGTGAAATGCTCATCTGCCGTCCACACAACGTAGCGCTCGAGCAATTTATCCCGATCACTATCATCTGCTATAGATTGATCCAACCTATCACTATTATAATAACTCCCACCCTCAGTTACATTCGATTGACTAATATAAGTAGAGTATTGATCCATATTCCATACGTTTAGTATGTACGCATAGGCCTTCTCGGGATTATTAGCGTCTGGAATAACGTCCAGATCCTTAGGCGTTAAAGCCCTTGGATAAATGTAACCACCGTTAGGCACTACATATAAAAAAGACTGGTCGTGTAGTTTGTAATAGCGATTAGCTAAACGCATCTGCTGGTCAACGCAATTGTAATGGTATAAATTCTCTAGCGTCTCCTCTTCTTGCTCACTCGCATTACTAAAATGTCTTAACGGCTCGTTAGCATAAAGCGAAGCCTGCTCTTGGATAATACGAGGCAAAGGATTTATAGATAAAACCTTACGCATATTAACCACAGACTTAGGCCCAAACTCATCGCGCAATCTCTCGAGCACATACTGCGCTTGTCTATTTCTATAAATATCAAACTTACGTTGCTCAAAACGCTTACGAGAAACATTCTCCGGCCCATTAATTTCGTCTACTATCTGAGCCCTTACCGATTGATCCATCAAATTAACATTATCCACTTAATCCTCCAGTGATTATATCAGCTACCTTTTTACCAAGCTGCTGAGAGCGCATCTCATTATGCACCTTTAATACATACTCAACTCTTGATCTAACACCACGCAATTTAAACTCTCTCCACAAATGATCCTTAACCGTCTTTTCAGCTATACCCATACGCTCGGCTATTTCCCTATTGCGTAAACCCTCGAGCATATATTGAACTACTAATTTACGGCGCTTCATCGATCCACCATAGACACTCCACCAGAGTGTTTAATAACAGGGAAGCAAAACCAACATCCATAGCCTAAGGCATCGCTCAAATGAGTCAACGACTTATCGCTCGTGCTGTCCGGCTCCGTAGTACCAGCCCTGTAAGTTACCTTCTCTAAATCCGCTATTAAATGCTTACAGCTAGGATCTATCTTTAACCGATCCTTTTCTAACAAATTATTAACACACACATATCTGTCAAACCTCGCAGGATTGGCGTTGTAAACAACTTGATGCCCTAAATCTTTTAATATTTGATGATCCGACAATCCCTTGCTGCTCGTTTGTTTTCGCTTGCCAGTAGAGTCTGGGATAATTCTAACCTGCCCATATTTATTAAATAGGAATTTGCCCATCTCACTAGTGTCGCTCGACATCAACGAAATTTCATCTATCACTCTAATTTCTGGACCAATGCACTGAAATACAACTGCCGACATAGGATTTATATTGAAGTCCATACCGACCATGAGAGGATAATTAGTTTCCCTCTTTACTGGCATCACGTTTCTAGTGCGGTTAAAAGAATAGTAAACTTGGCCCACACCTGTAGTTACAAATAGTCCCAATACTTCTTGCTGGTACATCTTTTCATCGTAAGAGTCCTTTAGCGACTCTACATAACTTGCAGGCAAGAATGGATTATCATGGCTCGCACCTTGTACAATTCTATAGCCTGGTTTTTTTTGAGGCCCTGCAAAGTAATCATAAAGCCAATTGTAACCACATGGGCTTGACGTAAGTCTAAGCTCTAATTTCTTAGCCCTCTTATCTCGTAATCGCCCTAACACCACATCAAACGCTTCTTTGGGAGTGTCGCGCGTCTCGTCAAGCCAACCCCATCCTATCTCGATACCTCGAATGTTTTGATAGTTATCAAGAGAGTAAGCATACACAACAGTGCCGTTAACCATTATTATGTTTCTCTGCTGGTTATATTTGTACCTAATATTATGCTCTTCTAGCACACCAAAAAAAGTAGCAAGCGTTGCGTTTCTTAATTGGTTATAAGTATTCGCACCGATAAACCCACGCGATCTAGGCTCGGCATTTATTTTCTCTTTAGCCCAGTGACTACCAATAAAAGATTTACCGCTGCCAACACCAGCAGCAAATAGAGTAGCAAAATCTTGGGCTGTTAAAAAATCAGCCTGCTTCTGAGTCAGGCTTATTTGCGACATGTAGTTTATAAACCGATGGTATGATTGGTTGTTGAGTTGACTCTTCTGGGAAATTTTCTCTTTGGCCTAATAGTTGTTTACCTAACCAAATTAAAAGTGCAGTATTTCCATTAACCGCTAACTCATACTGCTTGCGACGTAAACTCATTTTACCTTCGCTCTTACCTAGTTTAATAATATCCGCAAAACGGCGCTCCAAAGTATCAACAGAGCATCCGACAATTAAACCTATCTCCTCCATAGTACAATGGATCGCAGCAAGTTTTTTTACTAGGTTTTCATCTATAACCTTTTTAGGTCTGGCCAATCACAACCTCATCGCATGTTTTATAAAAGCCTTTTTTCCAGCTTCATTGGCGTAAACGCGCTCCTCTTTAACATTCATTGATTTATCTGCAGATAATAAAGATCTTTTGCCAATTTTAAATACAACATCGAATCTTTTGTCTGGAATATTATATTCAGAAATAAAAACTGGCTCTTTTTGATTATAGGCCCAATCAAAAAACTGTTTATGATTAAATTCATTATCATATTCAGCCGTACCAGCGTATGGAGGATCACAATATATTACTGAATTGTTTTTTATAGGCACATTGTCATAACTAGTGCTGTAAAACTCCAGTTGCTCCAGTTGCTGCAGTCGCTCCAGTTGCTGCAGTTGCTCCAGTCGCTCCAGTTGCTGCAGTCGCTCCAGTTGCTGCAGTTGTCGTAATTGGGTAATTTCGGCATTACGCTTAACTATAGTCAATGCGTTTTCATCTAAAAATGGCCATAAAAACTCTGGCACCTTTGTAACTCGATAATATTCTATTTTATTTCTTAAAAAAAGCCGCTTGTCTTTAATACTATAACCATCTGCGAATTTATTAAATCCAAAAACTTTCTCAGCCAGGTCATCAAATTCATTTAGCACAATAGCATTGTGCATAGATCTTTTATATGGCTCAATTTCTTTAGAAAATAAATATGATCTTCCACTATTCCCAAATGACCACAAGCACTTTATATAAGCATCTGTTTCTGATTTAGCTAAAAACTCTTCTCTCGATATAAACTTAGGCTTAAAAACATTGTAATTAAAATCACCAGCAATGGCTCTTTTAATTAACTCACAAATTCCTAGTCGCAGCTCATTAAAATGGAACGATTTATAATCTCTAGGCCTTCTCTCAATCATCGCGTGACTTATAGAAAAACCGCCGCCGAATAGATCATAGAAGTGGCCTGCCTTGGGAAATATTTTAATCAGTTCATTACAAATTGAGCTTTTAGATCCCATATAGGGAATACCGTATTCAGCCATTATCTAACTTTCACAATATAGCCACGTCTTAACAAGTTGTCTTTTACGTCGTTCATTTCCATATCGTTGGGAAAAGATACTTCCAGAATATATTTTTTATTTTCTTCTGCTAAAGGATCAATTTCATCTAAATCAACTAGTCCTGATCCGTTTAAAAAAGATAACCCATCAAGCCCTAGCAACTCGAAATCCTCTATTCCTAGGGTCTTAATACCTTCGATCATCGCATTATCATCATGCTCGGCAAGAGAGGCCACCTTGTTATCAGCTATCATATCTGCATATTCTTGAGCTTCTGAATCATAAAGCTGTCTGTCTATTGCTACTCTCTGCCAGCCAAGTTTTTTAATTGCTAATAATCTACCATGACCTTTTGTTATAAATCCGCTTCTTTCGGATACTACAATCGGTGAACGCTGCCCTTGGTGTTTAATTATTTTAGCTAACAGCTCTATCTGTCGTTTAGGATGCCTGTTTGCATTCATTGGATTTTCAATTAACGAATCAATGTCTACAATTTCGTCATAAGCGCACTGGAAATTCTCCACTAATGTAACCCCTTGTCCTCTTCCTCAAAAAGGTCTTTACCCTCTTCAATACAGCTATCGATAAACAACTGCATTGCATTTAAAACTTCTTGGGTATTCTCAAAGGGTAACTCGGCGCTATCCATTGTCAAAGAAAATTGCACCTTATCTACGGAGTAAGCAATTGAATAACCCACTCCAGCAGCACCAAACTCATCTTCAATCGAGGATTTTTTTGACAAAAGCCACCTCGCTCATGTGTACAATACATTTCTTAGGCAAAATCATTGAGCACGAGCCTTCATTACCTGATGGCGAGTAGTTTAGTGTCAATACAATTTTATCAGGAGTTTCTTTAACAAAGATACCAACGCTTACTATTTGGCATATCTCACTATCAACTAATTCCTCGGTGTCGCACCATTCATCAATTGAGTGCGGATCAATCCAAACTACTTTTACAACTCTTAGCTCGTCACTCATCCTACTGCCTTTGGTATTTTTTTATTGACTTGAGTCTGGCAAATAGATCCACAGTCGTTACATAACTGCCTAAAATAATTCTTACCGCTTGCCGACATTCTGTGCCCATGCCCAAACAATCTAGTGCTGCCGCAAGTAGGGCAAAGTGGGCGCTTGGATAAAGTAAAGTGATTGTAATTTGGGAGCTGGGTAATAAAGGGCCTTAGCTTTTTAAACACACCTTCTAATACCTCAACGTCTTGTTTACAGTAACGCTCCATTAGTAGTAGTGCTTTTGGTTTTCGATCCATCACATCGCACCACAGGTCCCACCCGCCGTTTTCGAGCTTTGATTTACCAGTTAGGAATTTAGAGATAGTGCCGAGGCGGTTGTTAAACATAAAGAGGCACCGCTTCGCCTCGGCACAAGTGTCGATGTGCCTAACTTTTGATAAGGGGGGGAGGCCGTGATATAGAAGTCGTGTCTGGATAAACTTCCAATCAAACCGCTTGCCATTATGGGTAATAATGCAATCGGCATCTTTTAAAATTTCGTAAATTTCTTTTACAACTTTAGAATCATCGTTAACGTCTTTTCGCCATTCTTTATAGTCCCAAGCGTTTATGCAGTGTATTTTCTTTTCTCCGAGCACTTTATAACCGCAGCAGATGATTGAGTTAATTGAGGCTTTAAGGGTAAGTCCTGGGTAATCACCAAGGCGAGTAAAATGCTTCATTACCTCGCGTTGATTTGGCAAAGTCTCAATATCAAGAAATACAATACGTGGCTCACTCATGCCTAAAGGCTAAGCTAAGTGCTACGTGGAACAAAATCTTAAATCATCTTACTAGACTAATGGACAGGGTTTTAAATAGTATTTATTTACTGTAGCCTAACTAAGTCGAGGGTACGTCTTTGGATAAGTTGATTGAATGGATAGGACAATTTGAACAAAAGCCGTTAACGATACTACTAGGGGTAGTGTTAGCTAGCGCTTGGATGACTGAGATGCACTTGACCATTTCTCAAACCGCAGCAGCAGTAGTCGAAGTTTCAAAAAAGGTAGAAGCAGACAAAGTTCAATTAATGCAAGACCTATCTCAAGAGCGCAGATTAAGTAACGAATTACTTCGATCAATAGACCAACGGCTTTCGCGCATAGAAGGCAAGCTCGAGAAGTAAAGCTCATAAAATCCCAAGCCTCCCAAGCTCATTATTAATATCATCACGCAACGCATCACGTAGCCCGAGTATTTCGTAAATAATAACAGGCTCCATCGTCACCTCGTTAAACGCTCGTAGATCGATTATGTCGAACGCTGTAAATTCTGAGCCTGGTACACCTAGATTGTCGGGATACGTCGTTACATCGGCTTCTATGTAGTAAGAAGCGTCTCTGTAGGTGGTGGTGAAGGTGAGGGATGTCATTTTTGTTTTTCCATTTCTTCTAATTGCTTTTTAATTATCGATAAATCTAACAAAATCTTACTACGCTCTCTATATAGGTTTTCAATAATTAAATCTAAGG